ATGAATATTTACGAAACACTTAAAAAAGCAAATTCCAAAGAAATATGCGTAAGGTTTGCCGTTTTTTGTGCTGAGAAAGCGCTACCGGTGTTTGAAAAAGAATACCCTGATGACGAACGTCCACGATTGGCTATTGAAGCGGCGAAGAACTGGTTGAAAAACCAAACAGAAGAAAGTCGACTAATGGCTGATGCTGCTGCTTATGCTGTTTATGCTGCTTATGCTGCTCTTGATGCTGCTGCTCTTGATACTGCTGCTGATGCTGCTCGTGCTGCTGCTGATGCTGCTGCTTATGCTGCTTATGCTGCTTATGCTGCTATCAACGCTGGTGTAAGCCGTACTGAAATTGAGGAGTATTTGCGGGAGCTGTTAGGATGAATAAAAAACAATTGGGTAAGATCACACGTGATGCGGTGAGGGAGTATTTCAATGTTGATGGTGCTGCTATCAACGCTGGTGTAAGCCGTATTAAAAAAGCAAATTTCAAAGAAATATGCGTAAGGTTTGCCGTCGTCATGGTGTGTGTTGGTCACATAGCATTGATTGCTCTGATAGTGGGTGAGGTTGTTGGTACAAGCGTACTGGAACAGGCGTCTCTTGAATGTATGGGGTCCGCTACAAGTGAAGAGACCAAGTCATGTAGCCGTTTCAATCCGGGCTGTCCTAAGTCATTGATTTACAACGAGTTTTTGCATAGAACAAATTGGAATGAAAAAAAAGGTACTGTGAGGGTTACCCCACCCCCTGCCGTTTTGATGCCTGCCGAG